ATGTTATATAGTCCTTTCAATTCTAAGAATCGCTTGTTTACCAAACAGGATATACAAGCGATTCTTACAAAACACAAATGTGAATTTAAAGTTCGTGACGTAAATTTATACCAGACTGCAATGGTACACTCATCATACGTAAAGCGAACAGAATACACAAACCCAACAGGAGAAAACACACAGCTTGCTCCGTTACCAGAAAATTGCCTCGATTTATTCGATGATTCGTATGAAAGATTGGAACACCTTGGGGATTCGATATTGGGAGCATGTGTTTCGACATATTTAGTAAGACGCTTCCCTTCTGAAAATGAGGGATTCCTTACAGATTTGAAAAAGGAAATTGTATGTAACGAAATGCTTGGAAATTTAAGTCAAAAAATAGGACTTGATAAATTCTATATTATTTCAAGACACAATGAAGAAGTGTGTTTTGGAAGAATAAATGCTAAAAAATTAGGCGATATTTTAGAAGCCTTTATTGGAGCTTTATGGATAGATAGTGATAATGATTTTAAAATCATTTCATCATTCATAATTTCATTGATTGAAACGTATGTAGATATTCCAAAGATTCTAATGAACAATAGAAATTTCAAAGAACAGTTTCAAAAGTTTTATCAATCAAAGTTTCATCATACGCCTTCGTATATGACCATAAGTTCAACATTAAACTCATATACTGTAGCAGCGATAGATCAGAATGGTGTTCATTTAGGAATTGGAACTGCTTCTACAAAAAAACAAGCAGAACAATTTGCAGCAAAAGACGCTCTTAAAAACTTAGGAGCTTAATGATCACATAGTCATAGTCTTTTTAACTTTTGGTATTCTTCTTACAAGCAACTCTTTTTGTGTTCCGCCAATAGACATATCTTCCGCTCCTTCTGGAATTCCTTCAATGCTTCTCAGAACTTCGGATACTCGTTGCGGTTGGTCTGCAAACTGAAGTAATAATTGTGTTCGAATAAAATCACGTCTCAATGGAGGACGAGATGTTCGTACTGATCTTGAAATATTACCTACACCCGAACCTTCAAGTGAAAAATTATCAACATGGTTATCTCGCATGAATTGTAGAATATCTTCTGTGTTTTTAGTTTTCTTATCTCTGATTTCTTTGATTTGTTTTCTTAATTGACGTTCTTGATCATCTAATGAAACCCACTCTTTCAAACTGGAGCGAACTTTCTCCGTTGAGTCTTCTTCAGCCATTTATGTGATCTATGCTTGGAAGTTGAAAACCGGTTTCCGCCTATTCGTTCTTTCAAATACGTATTTACGAGTGGAACGTACTCTGCAAACTGAGGATACTTTTCTAAATGTTCTGCTGCATCTTCCATCTTAGTAATTCCTTTTGCGATTGCAGATCCCATAATAGGAACGGCATTGGCTACATGGGCTACTGTTTGTCCAAAATCATTTTCAAGCATAGCTATTCCTGAGGCAGCTGCTGCAGCCATAGCTACAAGCGGTGTAACAACTGCTGCGCCAATAGGTCCAGCAATTCCTTCGGCAACATCTTCCGTAGTAGTGATTCCAATCTCCGTAGACGAATGAATCGCCTGAATTGCTAGATCTACTAACGGTACATTCTCTTTTAAATTATGAAGAGGAGTAGTGGCTAAAGAGTATACGTTATTTGCAGGAGTAGTAACTGTATCCGGTAAATACTCTTGGGCTTTTGAGACAGTGTATTTTGCAATCCAGTCCGTGAAAGGATAATTACTTTGCCCTCCTTTTTGTCTTAAACTTTTCAAGACCGATTCCGCAGTCTTTTTAGTAAAGACAGGAATATTGTGCGCCTTATCAAAAAATGCGCTCTTCTGAATAGATTCCGCTGAACGAAACCTCCTATTCTTCAAGAAAATATACAAACTTAAAAGTTTTACGGTATTTTCTGCTAATGCTTTGTTTTTAAACTTTTTCTTCAAATACAAAAAAGCTTTATTCTCTTTTGCATTCAAGGGATTTTCGTAAACCCATTCCATTATACTACCTCTTTAAAATTTCCAGCGTTTATCACATTCCAAACATGTTACGAATGTAGTCATAGGTTCGTCCGCAGACCTAGTTTGCATTTGATAATAGTCGCACTTAGACTTCTTCTTACATCCAGAACACCACATGAATATAGATGCTGAATCGTTCTTTGAATAAAGTTTCTTTTCAGTTTCAATCATCTTATCAAGCGCTGCCTTCCATCTAGCAGGACATAAATCAACCGCCGACATTTCTACAAATGTTTTAATATCAACTTCTCCGTTCTTTAATTTTGTTAACCAATTCTCGTTGTTTTTCACGTAACTGTTCATACCTTTCATATTTTCATAAATAGAAATAGCCCTGCTACGATACATGTTCCAAAACACACGATTGCTCCAATCTACGTCCATGTTTTCACGAATAGCTTGTTCGGTTACAACATGAAGCATCGCATTTTCAATATCTTTTGAAAGCTGGTCATTTTCTAAAAGTTCGTTGAAGTTTTCAATGACTTTATCACGGATCGCACAATCTACAAATACATCTTTTGTTCGAGTAGTGATTGGTTTAGAAACGTAAATAGTTTCACGAACAGGTTCTTCTTCTACTTCTTCCTCTTCCATCGGTATTTCCTCATCTTCTTCTCCGTCTTCATTCTCAGCGTTCTCAATATCATCTTCTACATCTTCCACTACAAATGACCATTCAGAATACAATGTTTCATAATCGTCTGGTTTTAAATTCACGTAAGACGAAGCAGGTGCATCGTATTCATCTTGTTGTTCAATATTTGTAGCAAGAACAACGATTGGACCGGTATAAACTTCTTCATCAAATGGAGCTGGAAGCATGTGAGAATTCGCATGTTCTTCATCTCCAGACATCGATGCGAATATACTCAACCATCGTTCTTCTTTTAATGGGTCTTGAATCTTACCTTGAAATTGAATATCGGTGTTCTTGTACTTTTTTCGAATCCATTCTAACACATCGGTTGTCTTAGGAGGAATTGAAATTTCATTAATAGTTCCATTAATTGCGATTGAAACTCCGAACACCATTTTGATACAATATGTTCTAGTTCTTATTTAATTCGTTTTATATTTGTGAAAACGGATTTATTTAAACATATATTGAATACTTAGTATATACGATGTCCTCCAAATACGTTCCGCCCCATTTGAGAAATAAGGCTCAAACACCTGAACCAGAAACTCAAAATGGAGGTAATAAACAAAGAAGACCTTTTAATAATAACCGAAATTTCAATACCAGAAAAACTCAAGAAAAAAATGAAGAAGAACAAAAAGAACTTGAAAAGAAAAAACAATTAGAAAACACGGATGTAAACTTTCCAAGTCTTGGGAATTCAACTATTAAACCTAAAACTTGGAATGGCCAACGATCGTTTGCAACTCTTGCAAATGAATGGAAAGTACTGAGCGAAGAAGAAAAACAAGAAGAAGAACGTAAAAAACTTTATGAAATAAGAAACAGCGTAAAAGTCGCAGTACCAGGATTTCATAGACGATCGTATAATACGGTTGATAGGTATTATGAAGAAGAGGAAGTACCTACAGTTTCACATCGGTCAGATGAATGGAAAACTGTAGATAAGAAAGTCCACGTTGTTCGAGAGAAGACAATAGATGAAATGGAGCAAGAAGACAGACAACTTGCATCGGAAGATAATTTCACTATTTGGGGAAATGAAAATCAACCTGCAGAGCACGAAACGTATTGGGATGAACGACGCTATTAAGCTTTCGATGGACTAGAACTTGTAGCTGGAATAAAGTTTTTCTTTGTAAACAAATTACGAATCCAAGCAGCGAAATCTTGAGCTTTAAAAGCAATTACAAGACCAGTATAAGCCTTACTTGTTTCCCAACCGTAATAAATACCTAATCCAAAAGCTGTGATTAATAAAACCAAATCAAGGAATCCTAGAAATCCATTGGCTTCAATTTGGTCACCCGCCCATTTTGCAATTCCAGAAGCAGGAGTTATTTTTTTCATCTCAGCAACTAAATCTGTTTTTTGAACTGGCTTGACTTCACCTTTCTTTGCAACACGACGACAACGCATATACGTTTTGTTATCATGAGGCATTGGTCCACCAGGCAACTGTTCTACATCATTAAAGAAAACTTCACGATCTCCAAGTGGTTGAACTGGACGTGAACCAGGTGATACATTTTTAGTTAAGAGTGCGAAGTTGTTCGCATCCATGTTGATCATTGATTTGAAAACTACCCATTTGGCACTTTGACATCCTGGAATCACAAGAGACCCGTCGTATACGAAATATGAACCAGTAGATGGAACCATCATAAAAAGTCCCCAATTATCTCCTAAATTCACAGGGGTATATTGAGCATTGGGGGTCGCATACTGAATAAACGAATTGAAAAAATGACTGGAAGATGTTTCTGCGGGGTTCACACGAACAAGCGAGCTCACACATAATGTCTGACCTGTTGGGTTGGTGAAAATAGCAACAACTTCAGCATCTGCTTGAATATTTTCAATTGTATGATGACTTGGGTGTGTTAGAAGTAATTGATTGCAAGTATATCCTTCTCCATTAAACTTGCACGAACCAAGACTGGTTGTGCTTTGAAGGATCAATCCTTCATCGGAAATAATGACGTTGGCGGAAGGAATCATTGCGTCATCAAAAACAAGTTCACAAAGTAGATCGCATGGTTTAGAAAAAGACTCGGAAAGGTTGATAGGACTCTGATTAGCTCCAGAGCAAGCTCCTCCCCAAGATGAATTAGAGCTATATATACTCATTTGTAATTTGCCAGTATTTTGTATCTAAGAATTAATCAATATGCCGAAACAATATAAAAAAGGTGGCGGTGATAATGATGAAAGTATTAGTTTACTTAAAAGAAAACTTGAACAATTCAATTTAGAGGATATACCTGGAAGAGATACTCCTGAACAAATACAGGCACAAAATGCAGCAGATAGTTTAGAAGAAAGAGGTAGAAAATATCAAGGTAATAAAGGACAACCAGGATTTCCGGATATATACCTTAATCCTAATCCTTCAAAAAAGACAAAATATGGACCACCTTACCCAACAAGTGTTGAAGAATACGGTAGAATAGAAGATAGATTTGTGAAAGCAACTGAATTAACGAAAGAAGTTGAAAAAGAAAAAATTAAAGAACTTAGCGATCTTCTTGAAAAAATGAACCAATTAATTGAAGAAGAAAACATTGAAGAACTTGAAATTGTTTTTAAGCAGTATAATGATATACTTGATAGTATACCTCTCATATATTTGAACGATCCAAATAATCCATTTGAAAAATTCAATGAAATATCGGATGAACTTATTGAAATAGCTGGAAATGTTAAAAAAGGCGGTGCAGAAAAAACTCCAGAAGAAATCAGAAAAACCTTTTTGAAGAATCTTAAAGAAAAAAAGGAAAAACTTAAAGAACTTATTCAAACAACTAAACCTCCTAAACAAGAAATAAC